GATTGCCGTCTTTTGCTTGTTGTAAATAACCTGTACTGCAGCTTGTCCAAGAAGCTTATAATCATTTACTACCCTTCTCATTTCACGAGACTTGAGAAGCAGCTTCATTTTAGCATACATCTCAGGCTTCTCAGCACTATCTGTAGCATCTAATCCACGACCATAAATCATCTCTGTAATACCATTAATACAGCATGAGTTGGTTGGACTGCCCAAATAGTTTTCTATAAGACCGTCAAAATAATCTTGTCCGTTTTCGCCATCTAAATACAGAACCCAATCTTTGCTGTGTTGCTCTACAACCTCTGGGCTTTGATAACCACTAAGGTTTACAACCTTAATGCTATCTTTATAGCTCTTAGATTGCTGTGGCGTTCCTACTAATTTAACTCTGTTCTTCATATTATAATACTATGTATTCATCCTTACCTGAGTTATACTCGTTGTAGTTATCAGGTAGCGTAAATACTTCTTTCTTGCTTGTCTCAGCTGTTATATAAATCAGATCCCTGTAATAAATATCAGTACTACTCTTTATAGTTACGGTGTATATCTGACCTTCTTTTAGTGTAACAGAAGGCGTTAGACTAACCTCTATAAAGTTACCGTTAGATGAAAGGGCAACGCTAAAGCTAAGCCCTCCATCCTCAACGTCAGTACCATTCTCTATTAAAGAAAGAGTAGCGTTACCGAGCGTTGTCGTGTTGTATGTAGACGGAATAATACTAAAAGTTTGTTCCGTTTGTATTGGTCTTAATCGTATCACAATAGGATAACTAAAAGGTGTGTTTTCTGTTTTTATTTAAATAAAAAAAGAGGCCTTACGGGGCCTCTTTGATTAACTTCTAAGCTTGATACTTAAGCTGTGTAAGGGAATGTTCCTGTTACTAAGTTAGCAGGAGTAAGCTCCATAGCTGAGAAGCTTAGTGTGTAACCTGAAAGGTCACCCATAGCAGCACCAGTTACAATAGTACCTCCTGTTACGTCAGCACCATGCTCTCTACCTACCAAGAATAGGTTTCCGTTGTAGTCTTCTACAACAATTCTTGGACGACCAAAAGAAAGTAGTTTAATTTGGTAGTTGTCCTCTTTGCTTAATTTAGGCAAAGTAAGCTCAAGCACTTGCTCGAAAGCAACAGTCCCGTTTTCACGAGAAGCTTGAATGTTTTGTGTTAAAGAAGATGTTCCTTTAAGCTCATACTTGTAGGTTGTAGCTGTGGCAGCCCAAACAGCAGAAGCTACTGTGTCTTCAGAACCAGCGGTCTCTACAAGCGGAATAGATGCTGATGAATCGTAATTGATGAAATATACGTTCTTCAGTCCACCTACCGAGTCTCTACAAGGAAGCGTTCTTCCAGTATCGATGTTGCAACTCATATTATTTAGGTTTTTATATTAAAAAAGGGGGAGGGGCGAAGACCCCACCCCCTTCTTTGTTAAACATTAGATTTATTAAGCTAAAGTTAGCAATGCAAGGTCTGAACCAATTCCGTACTGAACACCAGCAGTAAATCGCATGATAACTCGTACGTTTTGTGAACCGTCAAGGTCTCCCATGTCGATTACTTTAACTTCGTTATGGTCAGAAAGTAGACCTGTACCGAAGTATAGGTTAGAAGCCTCACCAGCTACGATGTGGTCAGATGGCATACCAGGAGCAAGCTGAACTTTGATTCCTTCGAATGCAAGAGCGTTACCCATGTTGTACCATAGTGAACCTTGATTAGCAACACCCGCAGCACCTAATCCTGAAGCTCCGAATCCACCTAAAGCACGAACGTAAGCTTGGAAAGCTACAGTTGGAACATAGATAGTAAGATCTTCTTTACCATACACAGCAGAAGGAAGCGCATCAACAGTGTTTCCTAAAAGAGTGATGATGTTAGATGAAGTGAATGAAGTCTCAGATCCGTTAGCAGCATCGTTAACATCAGAGTCAGCAGCCATAAGAACTGTGAATCCGTCAAACTCACCAGCAGTAGCGTTAACACCACCCCAAATGTTTTGCTCAGTCTTCTCAGCAACTTTACCTGCAACGTGAGCGATTAAGAAATCAGCAAAGTTAGGAGGTAGTTGGTCGAAAGTAGAGATACCCATTTGGATAGCTTCCCAGTCAGAACGGAAGTCTTTCTTACAAAGCTCAACGTTTACTTGGAATTCTTCCGGTTGAATGATACGCTCTGTAAGAGTAACTGTCCCTGTATCAGCAAAGTCACAAGAAGCGTTAGCAATAAGTCCTGAAGTAGCAACTTTCTTAATTACTTCTTTGTACTTAATGTTTGGTTTGATGCTGATAGCACCATCGTTCAGGGTTTTACCTGAAAGTAGCGCAGCCGAGATGTACTGATTTGCAAACTGGCCCGCATAGGTTGTGGTAATCGAGGTCGTAGTAGCCATTGTTATTTATTAATTTTAATTATTGAACATTTTCTCGTAAACAACGCTCATGGTGTTTTTAGGTCTTAGACCGTTGAACAGTTGTTTTTTCGGTTGTGATTCTGCTTGTGGAGCGTGAGTGATAGGCTCTACCGCTGGCTCTTGAGCAGACAATTCTTCTTTTGCAAGATCTTCAGTTGGAACTTCTACTTCCATTTCTTCAGATCCCATTTTGTCAACTAACGCATCGTACATTGCTCTAACTTCTGCGATAGCTTTCTCGAAGTCATCTTTAGAGACGTACTCTATTTTTACTTCGTCTTCTACAGGCATATCTTCTTCCATGCCTTCTTTGTCTTCGTAGCCTAACTCTACAGGCTCGTTTACTTCCACTTCTTCGGCAGATAGTTCAACTTGCTCTTCAGCTTGCTCAACCACTGTATCTTCAGCAGAAAGTAAAACAGACTTTAATTTGTCTACAATTTCACTTGCTTTCATAAATACTTAATTTATATTGGGTTAACTATTACTTATTTTTATTGTTGTATTTTCAACCTCCGATAAAACCAATTCCTTGATTAATCATACGGCCTTTACAGCACTTTCTGCTGTAGGTGTTTCCTTTAGCACAAAGACAAGCCCTGCGATTTTCTCTTGGGCTTGTTCTGCTCCACTCATTTCTTGAGCCTTTTAGTCTACGCATAGCTTTGTGTCTTTTGAATGAAGTATTCTATATCCCAAACAGTAGAAGTACCTCCGTTTGATTCTACATAAACAGACGCTCCATTATCAAGAAAGCTTTGGTCTATATAATACTGAAATATATTATGAAATATCTGTGTCGTTGCGTTTCCTTTAATAAAAGCTAAAGCTATATCAAGATTTTCAATAACACCCCCACCATTTTGAATTGACAAATCTAAATACGTTTGATTTGCATTTGGTGCTTGTGCTTTAAATTCTACTGTTGTTATATAAACGTCATTTAAATTATCTCCTATTATTTTTTGATTTACAGCGTTTTCATAATATTCAACAGACGAATCGCTTCTAATTACAGTTCCTTTATTATTAGGAAGTAGGGTAGAAACACCATCTGCCAAACTTAAAGGCGCTGCTTCTGTATATTGGCTATCTATGTATCTTGCCCAACCTATGCCCGTTCCAATTCCCGCTTGTGGATATAGCTTTACCCACTCGCCATTAAAGACCGTCCATACGCCTGCCGAAGTGGTTACATACGCACCTTCTTCAATGTTATACAGAAGCCTTTCAGCTTCTGTGTTTACATCTGATTTCGTTCTATAAGAAGTGTTATATATAAGTGCCATTATCTACCTTGTCCCCTGTATGGTTTTTTATAATTCTTAGACGTCTTTGATTGACTTGTTTTGGTCTTCGCTTGAACGCCCTTTCGGTTTACTTTAGTCTTCTGTGCTTTTATTGCTACGGTCTGCTTAGCCATTATATCTCACCTAATCCCTTTAACTTAGACTCTACCCAATTCTTCATAGATTTGCCACCCCATAATAGGTAGCTAATCGTACCGCAAGCCTCTGGCTTTGCTGGGTCGTAGTATGCTTCTGCTCGGCTTAGGTAGCTGTATATTCTCTTCAGTGTTGGTAGGGTGAACTTCTCTTTTCTTGCTAATTGTTGAGCTCTTACTTTTCCTACCTGTGTAGCGCATTTATTACCTAACTCTTTATTACGTTCAATACCTAATTTAGCGTTGTTAGAGGCACTTTCAGGATAGCCTCCATAAGATTCTAACTCTACTTCTTCAAGCTGCGCTACAGCCTCTAAAAGAGCATATTCCGCTTGTA